GGCGCGATCAGGAAATCCGCGAACTCCAGGGGATTATCCTCAGTGAGTGGCCGCAGTATACGAAAACCATCTTCTGGGAGGGTCGATGATACTCCTCGGCGCACTCGACACCCGCGGCGGGCATATTCTCATCCTGCTCCTGCTCACGCTCATCGGCGCGGGCATGACCAAACTCGGGCTGGGCAAAGGCGAGGACATCATGATCGGGTCATTTACCGGGCTGCTCGTGGCCATGCGCGGCAAGGGCGGGCCGAACGGCGACGGGGATGCGACGGTGCCTGGGCCTGCGGCGGCGCCCAAGGAGGGACTGTGAAACGGCTACTCCTGCTACTACTCCTGTCATTGCTCTGCTTCTCCGGCTGCGCGACCTTCAAGGCCACGCACGATCCGCACACCAGCGCCGGTCAGCACCAGATCGCGACAGACACGCTGTTCGCGATTGAAACCGGCGTTCGCGCGGCGCACGCCTTCGGGGTGGACTACCTCACGGCGGATCAAATGGCCCAGGTCGATGCGTTCGTGGCCGAGGAGCGCGGGGTCATCGCTGAGAATCCGAACGCGGCGCTGCGCCTGCTCTACGAGGGCGTGGAGAGGTTTCTGGCGTACCTCCCGGCCGGAGATACCCTCGTGGACTTCTTCCAGTGGGCCGTGCCGTACCTGGAGCAATATCTTCCGAAGACCCTCCCGTGACCCGGCTGTCCACGGCCGATCGGAACAAGGCCGCGCAGATCGATCAAATCGAGTCGCGGACGCCGCCGAGGAGCATCATGGAGAAAGCGCGGCGGTTCGATCTCCTGGAGGCGAAGTTTCGCTGGTTGTACCAGCAGCACGAGACGCTGGTGGAGATCGTGCGACGGCTGCGGCGCACGGCGCGTAAGCCGCGCAAGGCGCAGTAGACGTGTACTCCCCTCAACTCGTCGCCATCCGCCGCGGGGTTGTCGAGCGCACCCTCGCGCAGGATCTCCCGCGCGGGCTGCAGGAATTCTCCGTGGACGAGGTCAAGGAGTTCCAGTCCCGCATGGCGGACCTCTGGGACCGGAAAGGCGCACAGACCCGGCCGCTCTCCAAGGCTGAACAAGCCTTTGTGGTTAACGAGCAGATCCTCGGCAAGATCGACTTCAAATATTTCTCCGAGCGGTACACCACGATCAACATCGGCGGGCAGGCACTCGGGAAGCTCTACCCGCTGTGGGAGACGCAAAATCTCATCCTCACCGATATCGCGAAGATCGAATGGGCGAACTACGAGCAGGGGCACCCGGACGGGATCATTGTCAATTTGCTCAAGGACAGACAGGTAGGAGGTTCTACCCTGTCCATCGCGATCCTCGCGCATCGTCTCCTCACGCACGCGAACGTGTTTGGGCTCCTCGCCTCCGACGTGCCTGACTCCTCAGATTTCCTCTGGGATATGTTCGAGCGGATCTACGATCACCTGCCGTGGTACATGAAGCCGACCGTGAAAGAGCGGGTGAAGAACGATCTGTTTCTCTTCGGGACCGAATCTCACCTGTTCTGGGGGGCGTCGAAGTCCACCCGAGGCGCGGACAAATCCGGGAGGAACGCGCAGGACGGCCTCAAGGGTCAGCTCGCTCGCGGAAAAACTCTGAGCTGCATTCACAATTCAGAGTTGGCGACCTGGACCCGCCCCGAGCAGATCGACGTGTCGCTCAAGCCTGCGGTCGCGGTTTCGCCTCTCACCTTCTGGATGCGCGAATCGACCGCCCAAGGTCGGGGCAAAACCAACTGGTGGTGGCTCGAATGGCAGCTCGCCAAGTCCGGCAAATCCCGCGCGCACAACATTTTCATTCCGTGGTACGCGGAGGCGTCGAGACATTGGTTGCCCGCGCCGGTGGACTGGTCACCTTCCCTCACGACGCTTGCTCACGCTCGACGAGCCGAGGAGCAAGGGCCGAGATGGCTGCACCGGCCGGTGACGCTCTCACGCGAGCAGCTCTGTTGGTACGAGACGACCAGAGCCGAAGCCGAAGCCAAGGAGCAGCTTGAGGAGTTCCTCCAAGAGCACCCGGCCGACGATGACGAAGCGTTCCAATATGCGACCAAATCGGTGGTGCCGGTGCTCCTACGAGAAAGAATCAAGGCGCAGGCCCGGCCGCTCAAGGGGATGATCGAGGTCAAACCGTATAGGGAGATCGCCCATGTCTGACATGCCTCGGTACAAGTGCCATAAGGAAGTCCGCGCAGTGAAGATCAAGGCCATTACGGCACGCCTTGAACAGCCTTCGATTGCCGAAATTGAACGGGCGCTTGATCGGGATGAGGTCGTGGAGGTTTTGCCCGACGGCTCCGTCATCGGTCTGCACGGCGCGCACATTGTGCCCGTCGAAGAAGGTATAGAGCCGATTCGCGTGGATGTACCATATTTGAAGAAGCACAGGCCGCAAATCGGTGGCTACTTCGTACTCTACGACGACGGCTATATGTCCTTCAGCCCGGCAAAGGCGTTCGAGGACGGTTACACACGTATCGATCAATGACTGATCTCCCGGTCCTTCCTGACGTCGCAGAGGCGCCTGACAAAGTCACCCTCCAGATCCCGCCCGGCTACGGCCTTAAAATCCTCCCCGTCGCCGACCGCGCCGAGCGCCTCCTCTGGGACGACGACGCGGGTCTCTTCGACATCCTCCTCATCTACGAACCTCCGCGCCGCGGGCATCTCTATGTCCTCTCGGTCGATGTGTCCGGAGGCATGGGCGCGGACCGCTCGGTGATCGAGGTCACCCGCGCAGGCAACCTCTACGAAGGCGAGGAACAAGTCGCGCAATTCGTCTCGTCGATCGTAGACCCAATCGATCTGGCCTATCTCATCGCGCCGATTGGCTATTTGTACAAGGGTTCAAACGGTCTCCCGGCGGTCGTGGCGATCGAGTGCAACTTCGGCCTCGGGCTCAGCACGCAGAACGAACTCATGGATCATGTCGGGTACGAAAATCTCTTCGTCTGGCGTGTCTATGATTCAGTGACGGTGGACAGGAGCTTCCGCAACGCCTTCGGGTGGTCCACCAACGGCCGCACCCGGCCGATGATCCTCCAGCGGTATTTCCACGCGATCAAAACGGTGGATAAGCACACCGGGGAGCCGGACTACAAAATCAACTCGCCGCACACGATCATGGAGCTGGCGGATTTTCAGACCGCCGGAGCGATCTGGGACGGCGAAGCCGCGCCCGGCGCCCATGACGACACGATCATGGCCGGGGCCATCGGTCTCTGGGTCGCGCACACGCTGCACCAGGAATCCCGGGAGCCGCTCTCGGAAACCCGGCACCGGCTTGCGGAGGAGAAATCCCGCGCCTTGACCAAGGCGGATCGGCTCGGCCGGGGGGTGAATCACCAGACAATGGACTGCACGACGGAGGAAATCTCCGGCAGCGCCGACGGTGACGTGGTTGACATGATTACGAATGAGCCGCATTATCTCTAGGACTCGGAGGTTCCCCGTGGCGATTGTGAAACTGACCCTTCCCGACGATCTGGTCGAAATTCTCCAAGACGAAGCGGCGGCGTGCCAATCCACCCTCGACGATTCGGTCTCCCACCGGCTCCACGCAGCGATTGACCTGGACCCGTGCTCGCGGGGGTTCGTGGTCACCGGGGTGGACCTCTCCAAACTGGAGACGGCGCTCTCGGGAGGGTCGCTCACCGACTCCACGGACCTCCTGACCAAAGTCCGGCGGCTGGCCTCGATTCGCTTCGGGGAGCATCGGCTGGCGCTGACCGCCGGCCAGATGGAAGAGATCGCCCGCCGCGCGTGGCACGAGAAGAAAACCGTGGAACAGGCGCTCGGGGAGATTTTCAAGCGGATGACGCAGGAATTTTTCAGGTACGTTTGATGCCAATCAACTTGGACGACATCAACCGTATCGCGCTGCGGCAGACGTTCCTTCCGTGGTTTCGTGAGGAGATGGCTTCGATGGGCGTGCCGTTGCCACCAGATTGGAACCCGTCTGACGAGGTACTCGGGCGGTTGGCGGAGAAATGCGGCGAGGCCTTAGCGGAGTACGAGGCGGCTTCGTGAGCACCGCCATCGAGGAACTCGACCGGATCGCTGACCAGATCCGGTACCACGGCCGCTTGGATTTCGTCTGCCCTGCCTGCGGTGCCGAGCAGAAAGACATCCGCGCGCCGTGGCTCCCAGTCCCGGAAGAAACCCGTACC